AACTACACCGACCTGGACGGCATCCACATGCTGCAGATGGGCATGAACTTCGTGCCGAGCGGGTCGGGCAACAACGAATACAGCATCGTGGTGAGCTGACCCATGTTCAAGATCAAGCAGTCGGCCACCTTCCTGTGGCCCGTCGAGGTGATGGTCGCCGGCGACGGCGGCAAGTTCACCAAGGAAACATTCGACGCCGAGTTCGAGCGCGTCTCGCAGTCCACGCTGGAAGCGATGGAGTCCGAGATCACGCAGGGCAAGCTGGGCGACAAGGAGCTGGCCCGCCGCGTCACCAAGGGCTGGAGCGGCGTGACCGAGGACGGCGCCGAGGTGCCCTTCAGTGCCGGCAACCTGGAGAAGCTGCTGGACGTGCCCACGGCGGCGGCCAGCATCGTGCGCGCGTTCATCGCAGCCAACTCGGGGGTCGCCCGAAAAAACTGAGTCAGGCTGCCGAGCATTGGGCGCGCGGCGGCCGAGGTGACAGCAAGCAGGCGGCAGACGACATCGCGGCGTTCGGGCTGCCTGCCGAGGCCCTGGACGACATGGAGGCGGCAGATGCGGTGGTCGAGGTGTTCGAGGTGCTGCCCGAAAACTGGCCGACCCTCCTGGCGTTTCTTGCCGTGCAGACACAGTGGCGCATCGGCGGCATGGGCCACCCGGTCGGCTTGGACTACCAGGGCGTGGACGTGGCTCTGCGCCGTCTTCGCATCGAAGACCCAGACGGCGAGCTGTTCGCCGGGCTGCAGGTGATGGAGATCGCGGCGCTGGACGCGATGAAGGAATAAACTCGGCCATGGCCCAGGACTTCTACGTCTACACCCACGCCCGCAAAGACGACGGGGCCACCTTCTACGTGGGCAAGGGCCGCGGAGATCGCGCGTGGCGCGAGTCCCGCCGCAGCGTCTACTGGCAGCGGGTCGTCGCCAAGCATGGTCGCACCGTTCGCGTGGTGGCCAGCGGCTTGCCCGAGGAGCTTGCGCTTCTCGCCGAGGTCGAGCTGATCGAAAAACTCACCCGCCTCGGCGCGAACTTGGTCAACATGACTGTTGGCGGAGACGGCGCGAGGCTGACCGAAGAGGCGGAGAAGCGGCGTCAGGCGGCCATCCGTGCGGCGCACCTTCGCCCGGAGGTCAGGGCCAAGCAGCGCGAGATCTCGCAGCGCATCGCGGCCTCTCCTGTCACGCTCTCCCGTCGATCGGCCGCCATCCGCGCCGCCTACCAGCGCCCCGAGGTGCGAGCCAAGATCGCGGCCAACGCGCGGTCGCCCAAGGCTCTCGCCGCGCACAAGGTCGCCATGCAGAAGCCCGAGGTCCGGGCCAAGCTGAGCGCGGCTCAATCTCGGCCTGTCGAGTGCATCGAGACCGGACAGGTCTTCCCGATGGTTCTGGCGGCTACGCGGTGGCTTCAGTCTCAGGGCCATGAGCGCGCCCAGGGCGGGCACATCTGCCAAGCCTGCGCGGGCAAACGCAAGACCGCCTACGGCCTCACCTGGCGCTACGCGCCAAAGACCTGACGGAGGCCCATCATCGACATCGGTGCCTCGTTCCAGATAACTGCTGGCGTCGCGGGCCAGGACGCCGTCGACCGCCTGCACCGTAGCGTCCGCGAGGTCGACGCGGCCAGCAAGGGGCTGCAGGCCACGCAGCGCGGCGTGAAGCAATCGCTGGACGCCACGACCGTCAGCGCACGCCAGACGGCCGCGGCCATGCGCACGCTGCCGGCGCAGTTCACCGACATCGCCACGCAGCTGGCCGGCGGCCAGAACCCGCTGCTGATCCTGCTGCAGCAGGGCGGCCAGATCAAAGACAGCTTCGGCGGCATCGGGCCGGCGGTGCGCGCGATCGCGTCGACCATCAGCGTCACCTCGGTGGCGGTGGGCGGCCTGGCGATCGCAGCCGGCTCGGTGGTGGCGGCCTTTGCTGCCGGCGAGGCGCAGTCCACGGCCTTCAACCGCGCGCTGGCGCTCAGCGGCAACCAGGCGGGCCTGACGGCCGGCCAGTTCGAGGTGCTGGTCGGAAGGATCCGCGAGACCGGCGACATGACGCAGGGCGCTGCCCGCGACATCGCGCAGGCTGCCATCGAGTCGGGCCAGTTCGGCGCCCGCAGCGTGCAGGCCGCCACCCAGGCGATGGCCGAGCTGCAGCGCGTCAGCGGCCGGTCGGCCGCCGAGGTGGTCAAGGAATTCGGCAACATGCGGCAGGGCGTGGCTGCCTGGGCCCAGGAGAAGGACCGCGCCTACAACTTCCTGACGCCCGAGGTGCTGCGGCTGATCCGCGCCATGGAGGAGCAGGGCGACGTCGAGGGCGCGATCGTGGCGGCCACCAACGCCTTCAGCGCCAGCATGCAGGAGCGCACGGTTCGCCTGGGCTACCTGGAGCGCGCCTGGAAGGCCGTGAAGGGCGCGGCGTCCAGCGGGTGGGATGCGCTGGCAGGCATCGGCCGCGAGGAGACCGCAGACGAGCGCCTGGCGAAGGCCCAGCAGCGGCTCGAAGACCTGCGCGCGAACCAGGCCGGCGCGCGCAGCGACAACCGCAGCCGGTACCAGCCGGGCATCGACGCCGCGCAGGCCGAGGTCGACATCCTCATGACGGCCAAGCGGGCCGAGGAGGAGCGCGCCACCGCGGCCGCCGAGGCTGCCCGCGAGAAGGAGCGCGAGCTGCTGCTGGAGAAGCAGCGCGTCGCACTGATCGGCCCCAGCGCCGCCCTGCAGCTTGCCCAGGTGCAGGCCACCAGCCAGGCGCGCATCGCCACCATCGAGGCCGAGCAGCGACGCCTGGAGCAGATGCGGGCCAGCGGCGCGCTGAGCGAGCAGGAGTTCGCCGACGAGAGCCTGGCCGTGACCCGTCGCAAGGTCGGCGAGGAGATCGCGCTGATCCAGCGCCGCATCGCCATCGAGAAGGGCACGGAGATCACGACCGGCGACCCAGTGCAGCAGGCCGTCGCGCAGAAGAACCGCGAGGTGAAGCTGGCGCAGATGGCGGGCGAGCTGGCGGCGGCGCGCGCCAAGCTGGGCGCGGCCGAGAGCGAGTCGGCCATCGAGACCATCAAGCGCAGCCGCGTCGAGGCCGACAAGCAGTTCACGTCGCTGACCAGCTTCTACGAGCAGACGCGCAACGCCGTGCGGCAGTTCGCGGCCGACAACGAGACCGCCCGCATCGCCCTGATCCGCGACCCGGTGGCGCGCGAGAACGCCGAGATCGACAAGCAGATCGCCGACATCGAACTGAAGTATGGCGACCTGGCGCAGTCGATCCGCCAGAAGATCATCGCGGCCCTGGCCACCGGCAACGACCAGCTGGCCGCCGACCTGCGCGCGCAACTGACGGCCCTGGAAGCCGAGATGGCGAAAGCCCGGGGCAACGCTGCGGCGCGGCGCCCTGACGACCCCAACGACATGCTGCTGGGCTTCCGCCGCGGCATGGAGGACCTGCAAAAGCAGAGCAAGGGCACCGGCCAGATCATCCGCGAGAGCATCGGCAACGCCTTCGAGAGCGCCAGCGACGCCCTGGCCGACTTCGTGACTACCGGCAAGTTCAACTTCCGGTCGTTCGCCGCCTCGGTGCTGGCCGACCTGGCGAAGATGATCGCGCGCCAGGCGGTGTTCAACGCCATCAAGGCGGCGGCCGGCTACTTCGGGTTCGCTGACGGCGGCGCCTTCGAGGCTGGCCGCCAGGCCTTTGCCAGCGGCGGCGTCGTCACCCGGCCGACCCCGTTCCGCTTCGCGGCCGGCGGCACCATGCGCAACGGCCTGATGGGCGAGGCCGGCCCCGAGGCCATCATGCCGCTGCGGCGCACGGCATCGGGGCGCCTCGGCGTCGAGGTGGCTGGCGGCGCCGGTGCTGGCGGCACCAGCGTGGTGGTGAACGTCAACGTCGAGAGCGGCGAGACCACCGTGCAGTCCGAGGGCGCGCGGGCCGCCCAGCTCGGCCGCTCCATCGGCGCCGTGGTGCGCCAGACCATCATCCAAGAGCAGCGCCCCGGCGGCCTGCTGGCGGCAGCGTAAGGGGTCGGCATGGCCACGTTCACCATCGCCCCCGACTTCTCATCGCCGATGAGCAAGCAGCCGCGCGTGCTCACGGCGCAGTTCGGCGACGGCTACCAGCAGCGGGTCGGCGACGGCATCAACATCGCGCCCGAGGAGTGGAGCCTGCGCTTCAGCACGCGCACGCCGGCCGAGCGCGACGCCATCCTGGCCTTTCTGGAGGCGCGCAACGGTGTCGAGTCGTTCGACTGGACCAGCCCTCGGGGCACGGTCGGCAAGTTCATCTGCCCGACCTGGAGCTACACG